ATGGAACAGAAAAAAGTTGTGTATAGATTCCAGCAGACGGATAACGTGCATGAGATTTTCGTTTTTGATGAGATTAGAAAAATCGGTCCGTTCAATTGGGATACATGGCAGTATGACGACTCTGAGACATCAGCCAAGCATTTCAAGGAACTTCTGGATGCCATTCCAGAAACAGATGAGATTAAGATCTATTTCAACAGCAATGGTGGAAGTGTGGACCAGGGGACGGCCATTTACAACATGCTTCAACAGCATGGATCCTATAAGACAGGGATTGTAATGGGCGGATGTCATTCTATCGCATTTACAATTTTGCAGGCATGTGATAAGCGTATCATGGGACAGGGAACAACAGCCGTTATTCATGATATGTGGGAGACAGTTACAGGAAATGCAGCAGATCTGAGGGCAGAAGCAGACAATCTGGATGTAGCAATGGACAGCTGTGTGGCTCTGTTTATGCAGCGGGCTACGGTTTCAGAAGAAGAGCTCCGGGAGATGATGCATAAGACTACAACCTTATCTCCACAGAAGGCTCTGGAGTATGGCTTGATTGATGAGATTGGCGTTGCGCAGAAGGAGGATGATCCGGATGTGAAACTGCAGGAGGTAATCAAAGAAAACAAGGCACTTCAGATGGAACTGAAAAGCAGAAATGAGCATCAGAAGCAGTTAGCTGAGTTCTATCAGCTGACTCATAAGAAAAAAGAAAAGACGGAAGAAAAGGATAGCACCGGTTGGGGTGCATTTTTTGGTTAGGAGGAAATGAAGAATGAGGATTGAAGATTTAAGCCAGGAAGTAAAAGACAAAGTGAAACAGCTTCTGGACAATGCACCGGCAGATCAGAAAGCAGAAGCAATTATGCAGTCAATTGAAATGATCGATGAAGCAATGCACGCCGATCTGATTCAGCAGGTAGTAGCAGAGGCAGAAAGAGCAAGCAGAGATGCAGATTACAAGAGACATCTTGGACTCCGTAACCTGTCTCAGAAAGAAAAGAAATTCTACGAGAATTTTAAGGACATCAAGCAGGCGTTCACAGCAAACCAGATCGACATCATTCCGACAGAGATTATTGATCGTACACTGGATGATGTTAAGAAAGCATCGCCAATCCTGAAACTTGTAAATATGGCACCGGCAAATGTGAAGAAATGGATTGTGGCATCTCATTCAGGTGCAGCGGTTTGGGGTCCTCTTACGGACGCTATCAAAGGCGAACTTTCAGCAGAGGTAACAGCTCTGAATATTGACCTTCACAAGCTCACAGCTTACCTTGTTATTCCAAAATCAATCAGAGAGCTGTCTATGGAATTCGTTGACAGATATTTCATGGCTATTCTGTCTGAGGCCATGCAGGACGGACTTGTAAAAGGATACCTCGATGGAGATGGAAAGACAGGTCCAATCGGAATCTTTCGTCAGATTGGAACCGTAGAGTCAGCTGGAACAAATAAAGCGAAAACTGTTCTCACTACGGTTACAAAATTCTCTCCGAAGGGACTTGCTCCGGTGAGAAAAACTCTTACTAATGATGGAAAACGTGTGGTTGATAAGCTCTATCTTATCTGCAATCCGTCAGACGAAGCAGAATATGTGGATCCGTGTATGTACGGAGAGGCTCTGACAGGCGGATATGTCAACAAGTCATTCATTGACATCGAAAAAATTGTTGATGCTAACTGTCCAAAAGGAAAAGCTGCATTTACAATCGCCGGATACTACACAATGGGAACAGCAGGAGTTCGCGTTGATGAGTATGATCAGACAAAAGCGATTGAGGATGCAGATCTTATCGTAGCTAAATGCTATGCAAATGGTAGAGCTGTGGATGACAATGTTGCAGTTATTTTTGACGTAACAAAACTTGAGGGGTATGTTCTTCCGGTAACACAGGTAACGGTGCCACAGCAGTAAGGAATAAGATATGAGTAATGAAGAATTAGCCACGCTGGTAGATGAAGTACTCAAAGAGTTCCAGATTCCTCCTTACTATGATGACGATCAATTGATCAATCTCATCAAAGAAGGAGAGTATACAGTCGGGAGATTGAATCCAGGCTGTAGTATAACGACAGATCTCACATATAGGATGCTGCTGAAAAACTATGTATATTATGCTTACCACCACAGAGTTAGCGAATTCATGAATAATTATTCAAGCGTGATTCTTACGTGGCAAATGGAGACGGAGGTAAGTGCGAATGGCAATGCCTGAGTATGTAGACGGAGTCCTTGAACTGTATGAGATAACAAATGATGAGTTAGAAGACTATCCAGAGGAGAGACTTAAGTACACCGGATTACGTATTTGGTATCGTGAGCTTGCAGTGTACGACACGACAAGAGCCAAACTGTCAGCAGACAGCGTTGAGGTAACGTATAAGCTTGCAATACCGCAGTATAAGAAAATCAACAGCAAATGCATCTGTCTTATCGATGGGGAGCAGCATGAAATCTATAATATTGCTCATACAACTACGAAAGATGGATTTAAAGAGTCGGAGCTGACATTGAAGACACCGGCATATGAAAGAGAGGTAATCGATGACACAGAAAGAACTGAGTGAGATCTTGCACGATAGTGGCTGCCCTGTGAATGAGGGAGTCAGTAGTCTCAAAAATGAAAAGGTATTTCCAAGAATTGATTACTGGGAGATCATGTGGGAAGATACAATGGCATCCGGAGATGATTATGAGAATGAGATCACATGGCAGATTAGTTTTTACGCTAGAAAGCCACGCGATCCGAAACTGATCGCACTGAAAAACCGTCTGAATGAGCTTGGCTACCATCCGACCATTGCTCACGAATACGTGACAGAAGACCGTGTATGGCACTCTTATTTTTCAATAACAACTGATGGAGTGATTGGATGAGTAGCGAGATAACCTTTGACGGTGGAGGATTTGAAGATTTCGAGGAACTGTTGAAACAGTATTCCGAGAATGTAAGCTCTGACAAAGCACTTGACGCAGTGGAAGAGGGAGCGAAGGAGTTCGTTAATGACCTTCTTAGACTCCCAAAACCACGAAGTCAGATCACAAAAGCAGGGTATACGCATATCGTGAATACATTTGCACTGGAAAGAACTGACAGCGGAATCAAAGTTGGATGGGGCAAGTATTACGGTCCAATGCTTGAGCATGGAACCAGGAAGATGGCAGCAAGGGCACACTTGAAGCCACTCTTTGAAAGAAACAAAGAAAAATACTATAAGAAGATGGCAGAATCCATCTTCGGTTAGGAGGCTAATAAATGGCTATTAATACAAAAAAACCGGCTATGAAACAGACAGTCGGTGCACAGTATATGTGTTTTGCAAACACAACAGAGGGTGGAGAGTACGACGGTACTTACGAAGCTGATGTTGAAAAAACAGAAGTCGTTAAGAGTGTAAAGGTAACTGAGAACTCCGAGACAAGTGATGTGTATGCATCCGGAAAAATCTATGATTCAGATTCACCGATGTCCAGCATCGACATTGAGGTATCTGTGATCGCATTCCCGGACGATACAATATCCAAAATGCGCGGAGAGACAAAAGGAACAGGAGGACTTATCCTTGCCGGCGGAAAGAGCGAAAGACCATTCTTCGCTTATGGCAAGGTTGTAAAACTGAAAAACGGAAAATCTCGTTATGAGTGGTTCCCAAAATGCAAGCTTGTTGAGAACTCTGATGATATTGCAACATCTGAAGAAAAAGCAAGTGAGCAGACCGACACGATCAAGATTAGAGCATATCCGTTTGACGCAGCAGGAAACATCGTGAGCAAGGTCACAGAGTCCACGGCACCAGAAGGACTTACAGAAGAGAAGTTCTTCGCAAAACCGATTCTGACGGATGCAGACCTTACAACAGCAGTAGGAGCGTGATCGCATGAAATCCAAGCTGATTAAATTAACAGACGGATCGAAATTAGAAGTAAAAGTTAATTTTTACACTTTATATCTAGTGAAAATGAATGGGATTGACAAAAAACTGGACGGAAGAACAGAGGAAGATCTGACCGAAGAGGAGAATGTCGAACTTGCAGGCAAACTAATCTATGTGATTCTTCGGTCAAACGGTCTCAAAGTAGACGAGGAAGAGGCAATGATGCTGACTCCGATGGATGCCGACAGCATCCGTGAGATTTTCGAGGAGTTTGAAAAAAGACTCAACGAATATAAAAAAAAAGAACAGGCGAAGAAGTCTGTTGCTCCAAGGAAGAAGAAATCAGCGAAGTAATGGATATAAACTGGGCAGAATATATGGTCTCGGCGAGAAAGATGGGAATGAGCGAAGAGGAATTTTGGAACTCAGATCCCGTCTTTTTTAATGAGTGCCTAGAGGTATTCTGCGAACTAGAAAAAGCGAAAGGAGGGGCTTTGATTGGGGAGTACTGATTTGAAAACTGTAGGCTTGACATTTAAAGCAGACGGAGCTGTTGACTTTAAGAAATCATTGACAGACGTAAATAATGCAGTGAACGAGAATAGGTCAGCATTTAAACTTGCGAAATCCGAGTGGGACAAAAGTACATCATCTGCTGAAAAGCTGAGAGCTACACAGGAATATCTGCAGAATCAGACAGAAGCGTACACGCAGAAAGTAGATAGGCTGACAGAAATCTTGAAAGCACAGGAGAACGCACAAGTGCGAGATGAAGCTGCTATCTCCAAAACAAGGCAGCAATTGGATAATGCGAAAGCATCTCTGAATAACTACAAGAGCGGACTTGAAGATGTAAACAAGAAGCTGGAAAGCGGTGCTGCGACACTGGAAGATTACTCCAAGAAGGTTAAGGACTTCAGCGATACCACCGGAAAGATTGGAAGTTCACTCACAAAGAATGTGACGGCTCCAGTTGCGGCAGCAGGCGCAGGCATCATGGCATCATGGGCGCAAGTCGATGAAGGAATGGACATCATCGTGCAGAAGACAGGAGCTACTGGCGATGCGCTGGAAGAAATGCAGGATTCCGCAAGAAATATCGCAAAAACCATTCCAACAGACTTTGCGACAGCTGGTTCTGCTGTTGGAGAGGTCAACACACGATTCCATCTCACAGGACAAGAACTGGAAGACTTATCGGCAAAGTTTGTTCGGTTCGCCGAATTAAATGATACAGACGTATCTTCTTCCGTTGATAACACTCAGAAAGTTATTGAGGCATTCAATCTGACAGCTGAAGATGCTGGCGCATTGCTCGACACAATGAACAAAGTCGGACAGGATACTGGAATCTCAATGGATACTCTATCCTCATCGATGGTGAGCAACGCAGCATCACTCAAGGAACTAGGGATGTCTGCAGCAGACGCTGCTACATTTCTCGGTCAGTGCGAGACGTCAGGAGTTGACACAAGTGCAGTTATGGCAGGACTTAAGAAAGCCCTTGTCAATGCATCAAAAGAGGGCAAGAGCATGAAAGATGCGCTGTCAGAACTGCAAGATACGATGGTTAATGCAGGGAGTTCTTCTGAGGCTTACAATGCTGCGGTTGAGCTGTTCGGAGCGAAAGCTGGTCCAGCACTCGCAGAGTTCTGCCAAAGTGGAAAGTTAAACTTTGACGAATTAGGCGCATCGCTCAATGATAACCTCGGAAGTGTCAACGATACGTTTGAAGCTACACTGGATCCGGCTGACCAGTTTAAGTTGACACTGAACGAATTGAAAGATGCTGGATTTGAAGTTGGAAATGCATTAGGACCAGTCCTTGCGGATTGTTTACATATTGTCACTCCGATTCTTCATGACATCATTGATGGTTGGAATTCACTGTCTCCTGGTACACAGGAAATGATAATCAAGTGTGCGCTGTTGGTTGCAGCACTAGGACCCGTCTTCAGTATAATCAGCAAGGTTTCTGGTGGCGTGTCCACTGTGATTGATGTCACATCAAAGCTAACGCCAACCATCAGTGGGGCAAAAACAGCCTTCGCAGCATTTAACGCAATTCTTAGGGCAAATCCCATCTTTTTGGTTATTGCAGCTGTTGTTGCGCTAATTGCAATTTTTGTTACACTCTACACAAAATGCGAGTGGTTCAGAGACGGAGTCAATGCGGTGTTTGCATCGATTTGTGATTTCATCAAGGGAGTAATCGACAAAATTAAGGGATTTTTCAACTTTGAATGGAAACTTCCCAAAATTAAACTTCCGCATTTCAAGGCAAGCGGAGAATGGTCGCTTGTCCCACCGAAAGTTCCAAAGTTTTCGGTCGACTGGTACGCAAACGGCGGTATCTTGAACAGCCCAACTATTTTCGGCATGAACGGAGATAGAGCAATGGGCGGTGGAGAAGCAGGAGCAGAGGCAGTTCTTCCAATCGACTTGCTGAAGACATACATCCGTGATGAGATGCAGTCCAACAATGCTGCGCTTGCACAGATGATTGCAGAGGCACTGTCAGAGCTAACTTTTGTGATTGAAAACAATATTGCGCTTGGAGACAAGAAGCTTGCTGGGATCCTTACGGATGCGGTGATTAAGAAGATGTCTCAGAACATTAAGTGGAAGAGAGGAGCCGCGGGAGCATGATGGAAGTAGAATACAACGGAATATCAGGCTCAAGCATGGAGATCTATGCGAAAGAGCTTCCTTCAATGCCAACAGCAGTAAGAAAAGAATCTTCGATAGAAATACCGGGGAGTGATGGAACTATGTATCTGTTGGATGGTGGCTACGAATCAACAGAGATTAAGATATCATTCAATTTTATAGGAAAGAGTGAAGATTGGGAGAATCATCTTGGAAAAGCACGAAAGTGGCTGTCTGGAAGAAATAAGAAGCTAAGACTTGGAACAGATCCGGGGCATTTCTATAAAATCCTGAAAGTTCAGATGGATGAAGCAGAGCATACAAGTGAGAGAATCTGCAATTTTACAGCAACATTCACAACAAAGGATGGTCTGCGGTATCTGGACAAGGGACAGCATCCTCATTCGGCGGAAGAAGTGAAGAGGAATCCATATGAGATATCTTACCCAACTTACAAAATCTATGGAGAAGGAAGATGCAGCCTGATAGTCAATGGGAAGAGAATGGAAGCTGATGTTGGACAGAATCTGACGATTGATACAGACAGAAAGCTGGCTTACCGCGAAGATGGAACACTGAGCAATACAGCGGTATTTGGAGATTATGACGATCTTGTGCTACAGGAAGGAATGAATGATATAGCAATCACAGATGGATTCGAGCTGAAAGTGATTCCAAACTGGAGGTGCTTATGATTCAGATATACCGACAGGATAATATAGATTATAGGCATAATGGAGATATGACACTGCTTCCGGAAGAAGCCATTATTCATGTCATCCTCAATGGAGAATGGACAGCGAATATAGAACATCCGATTGACCTAGAAGGAAGATGGAAGTACATTGAGGAAAATGCAGTAGTGAAAATGCCATCTTTTAACGGGATCCAACTATTTCGGATAAGAAGCAAAGAAAAGAAAGATTCGGGGGTAAGTGCAGAACTTACTCCTATTTTTATGGATGCTAAAGAAGATTGTTTCCTGGTAGATGTCAGGCCAACAAACAAAAGTGGACAGGAGGCTCTGGACATTATGACAGAGAAAACTCCGCAATATCAGGCAAAATCGGACATCAAGAAGGTATCAACAGCCTATTATCAGACGATGAACCTGATAGAGGCAATCAATGGAAGTGATGATAATGCATTTGTTTCCAAATGGGGCGGGGAAATCCTGTATGATAATTATCAAGTGATCATCAATGAAAAAGCAGGAGGAGACTATGGTGTACAGGTGATGTATGGAAAAAACATAGTTAAGGATGGCTTTTCAGAGATGGTAGACATGAGTGAAGTTGCTACAAGGATTGTTCCAAAATCTTACAATGGATATATGATCGAGGGAGACACACCGTGGGTGGACTCACCTCTGATTGAAAAATATCCGACAATACATTACAGAACAATGAAGTTCGAGGATGTGAAAATGCGTGAAGATGCGCAGGAGGATGACGAAGAGAACGGAGTGACAATATGTGAAACGCAGAAACAGCTAGAGGAAGCGTTGAAAAAGAAATGCCAGGAACAATATGACGAAGGTGTGGATAAGCCGAAAGTAACCATTGAAGCAGACATGGAGCTTCTGCAGAATACAGAACTATACGAAGATGTAAAAAGCCTGGAAATGGTATCACTAGGAGATACCGTGCACTGTAACCACTCAAAACTTGGAATTAAGTCAGATGCAAGAGTGATTGAGTTGGAATGGGATGCGGTTAGGAACAAGTTGACATTTGTGAAATTAGGAGAGTTTCAATACAATTTTCTGGACGATGCTTCTTCTGTAATGAACCGGGTTGACCAGTCAATCCGTTCAGATGGAACTGTGATCGGGCAGCAGATCCAAGGAATCATCAATGGCGTTAAGGCTCAGATGAAAGCACAGTCTACGGTCGCAAAAAAGCAGACGGTAAGGGCAATTCTTTTTGAAGATCTTGATCCGAAGTCTGAAACGTTTGGTGCTATGTGTCTTGGAACATTGGGATTCGAGATCGCTTCAGAGCGCACAGCAGATGGAAGAGATTGGAAGTGGAGTACCTTCGGAACGGGACAGGGATTCTTCGCAGATTTCATCGTTGCCGGAACGATGCTGGCAGATAGAATCAAGGGTGGAACACTGATCCTGGGAGGAAAAGAGAATGGTGATGGCACCGCAAAGGTACTGGATGCGAATGGAAATACGGTTGTAGCATTAACAAATCAGGGAATTGTGGTAGACAATGCAGACGAAGGTGGCGTGTTGATCAGTAATGGATCAATATTTGTGAGAAACACAGAAGGAAAGACAGTGGGAATTGTACACTACCAGAATAATGGAGTGAGCGTACAATCTTATGGCGGCAAATATGCCTCCGTGCTTGTGACGAATGAGGGAAATATAGCGTTGAATGCAGCTGGAAAGGCTTCTCTTTCATGCGGAACATATAACATCGGAGGACAAGAGGCCAAAACAGGAAAGCTCGTCTTTTCGGATGGAACATATATCAACGTTCAAAATGGAAGCATTGTTGGAGGAAAAACAAAAGAAGGGAGCTTCTAAGTGAGCTGGACGATAGGGAACAAGTATCTGACGGAATCGCAGATGCAAGGAAACGCATTGGAGGTCTATAAATATTTCACAGGAAAAGGATGGACGTTGAATGCGATCAGTGGGGTTCTCGGAAACATGGAAAAAGAGTCCAACATTAATCCGGGACTTTGGCAGAGCCTGAAAGAAGGAAACTATTCTGGTGGCTTCGGATTGGTTCAGTGGACACCGGCCACCAACTATACGAACTGGGCAAACTCGAACGGATACGGAATTACGGATCCGGAAGGGCAGATGTATTGGATTGATGCACTGTCTGCATCAAGTGGTCAGTGGATTGCGACAAGTGCTTATTCAATGACATGGAGTGCATATAAGAGTAGCACAGAATCACCGGAATATCTCGCAAGCGCGTTTCTGAAGAACTTTGAACGAGCAGGAGTTGAGGTAGAATCCGAAAGACGGAGTGCAGCACGAAAATGGTACGACTATCTCACAAAAGCGGATGGGAGTCAGGTTATTGAAAAGGCAGTGGAATGGGCAATATCGATTGCGAACGATAACAGTCATGGATACGATCAGGCGCACAGAGACGGACCAGATTACGATTGTTCCTCATTAATCTGCTGGGCATACTACAATGCAGGGCTGAATACGAGGCCAGGATATACACCAGCTACAGGAACAATGTATGATGTGTTTCTGGCAGCAGGCTTCAAGGATGTGACTTCACAGGTCAATCTAGCCACCGGATCAGGGCTGATCCGGGGAGACGTCCTGTTAAAACCAGGAAACCATACAGAAATGTCAATTGGGAATGGCCAGCTGGTTGCTGCTTCACAGAACGAATTCGGTGGAATTACCGGAGGACAGACCGGAGATCAGACCGGAAAAGAGATTCATGTGCATGGATACTATAACTTTCCGTGGAAGTATGTGCTGAGATATTCGGGAGGCGGAGTTGCACCGGTGCAAGGGTTGTATATCGTCAGATGGATTCCTGGATAAGGAGGAGAAAAGTGAACTATATAGAACGAGATGTCTATGTGCTGGAGAACAGGATTAAGGAAAAGATTGATTATGTAAGAGGGACGAATGCGCTCCCAATCTATTTCCATTTCCGGGATTATGAGATTCCGGAAGGGGCAACGGCAAAAGCATTCGTGCTAAAACCGTCAAAAAAAGCAACATACAATGTATGCCCAATCATTGAGAACACCGTGAGGGTGATCGTGAAAGATCAGACATTTGCTGAAGTTGGGAAAAGCGCGCTTCAGATTGTACTCACAATGGAAGAGGAGACGCTGGTGACATTCGACCAGCCGATAGAGGTGCATCGAAATTTCAGTGAAGGAGATGTTCCGGAAAGCGAGAATGAAGCTGGATGGATGAACAACTTCATAAAAGGCATGGAAGAAGCTACAAAGCATGCTGAGAATGCTGCAAAGACAGCGGAAGAGATTAGTGAGACACTAACAAAAAAGCTACAAAATGGAGATTTCCGAGGAGCAACCGGAGCAACTGGCCCGCAGGGCAAACAGGGGATTCAGGGAGAACCAGGAAAAGACGGAGAAAAGGGTCCAAGAGGTGATACCGGACCAGTTGGACCACAAGGGCCGGCAGGAAAAGATGCGAATGCAGTGATTACATCATTAGATCCGGGAGTATTTGCAATGTCGGTGGAATCAGGACATCTTATCCTGACATACAACTCATATGATACAGCCCCACCGCTGAAAATTGTGGATGGAAGATTGAAATATGTATTGGAGGAGGTGACAGCATGATAAGAGTATATTTCGAAGAGGGAGAAAAAGAAAAGACTGCATACGGATTGACGCAGTGGGATTATGGACAGAAACTGCAGATTCTGGGACTTAACCTGCCATCTGAACAAGAGGCTGTAGAAGTCCATTTCTCATATTGGCGCGGATGTAGGCCGGCGAAAATTATTGAAGCAACTGTGATATGTGACAAGATTATAGCAGATATTCCAAATGATTTCTTAACGGAAGGAGAAGGTATAGATGCTTATATCTATATATCAAGTTCTGAGGAAGGAAAAACCATTGGGAGAGTAAGACTTCCGGTAATCAAGAGAAAAAAACCAATTGACTACAACGCGTCAAATGAAAACAAAGTGTTAAAACAGGTATTAGAATCTCTGCAAACAAAAGCCGACAATATCACCATCAAAGATGGCAATCTGCAGCTTATGTCTCAAGGCCAACCGGTAGGAGATAAGGTAAGACTGAATACGTCCGGAGAAAATGAGATTGAGATCCGGAACAATGGTACAGCTCTGCAATGGAGATATACAAATCAAAATGACTGGAATGATCTTGTTCCATTGGAAGATCTGAAAGGAAAAGATGGAAAACCACCGGAATTTGAAGTACGAGATGGACATCTGATCGCAATATATTTATAGGATAGAAAGCACTGGCTTCGGCGGGTGCTTTTTATTATAAAACAATTTTTTAAAAGAAAGGAAGGAAAAAAACATGGCAAGAGAGGTAGATTTAGGATCAATTATCGGACCACAGGGCGAAACAGGACCGACAGGCAAATCAGCGTATCAGGTATGGCTTGCACAGCCTGGAAATGCAGGAAAAACAGAAGCACAGTATATCGCTTCCCTAAAAGGCGCAAAGGGAGATACCGGAGCGACAGGCCCACAGGGACCAACCGGAGCAACCGGAGCGACTGGACCAAAGGGAGAAAAAGGAGCAACTGGAGCGACAGGTCCGCAGGGGCAAACCGGGGCAAAAGGAGATAAGGGAGATCCGTTCGCAATCGCAAAAACGTTCGCCTCCGTGTCAGCAATGAATTCTGGATTCTCCTCAGATGGAGTGAAAGAAGGACAGTTCGTCATGATCGACACAGGAAATGTCAATGATGTCGATAATGCGAAACTCTATGTAAAAGGAAGGACAGCATATACCTATATCACAGATCTTTCAGGTGCTACTGGAATGACAGGCCCACAGGGACAAAAAGGAGATACAGGGGCTAAGGGAGAAATCGGAGACAAGGGAGCAACTGGAACACGTGGCAGCAGATGGAACGCAGGAACAGCAATCACGGGAACAAGTGCAACAGCAACAGTATTTCCAGGTTCAGAAATTACAGATGCATTAGTGAATGATATGTATTTGAATACATCTACAGGGTGTACATACAGATGTACTGTAAGTGGAGCAGCGTCAGCAGCTAAGTGGGTATATGCAGGAAGCCTGAAAGGAAATACGGGAGCAAAAGGAGATACAGGTGCAACCGGAGCGACAGGAGCAACCGGTAAGGATGGACAGACTCCGACATTCAAGATCAGCAATGGACACTTGATCGCAGTATACGAAAGCTAGGAGGAATATACAATGGCAGCAAGACAGATTGATCTAGGACAGGTGGTTGGACCTACTGGACCAACCGGAACCAGAGGAAGCCGCTGGACACAGGGAACGGCAATCACAGGAACAAGCACAACGGCAACAGTATTTTCCAGTTCAGGAATCACAGATGCCATTGTGAACGACAATTACCTGAACACAGCAACGGGAAATACATATAGATGTACAGTAGGTGGAGCAGCTTCTGTGGCTAAGTGGGTATATACTGGAAATCTGAAAGGCCCACAGGGTGCAAAAGGAGCAACAGGCTCACAAGGACCAACTGGAGCAACTGGGCCAACCGGAGCAACCGGACCGAAAGGGGACACGGGACCGATAGGTCCCGCAGGTCCTCAGGGTCCAACAGGAAAAGTAGATGCTAATACACAGGTAGCATTCACAAAGGCATCAACGAGGGAGAATATAGCAAGCAATGAGAAGGTGTCAATTATTCTCGGAAAGATCGCAAAGTACTTCGCAGATCTGGGAACGTCCGCATTCAGAGCAGTGGCGAATAATTTGACAACTTCAGCAGCAGGAAGTTCTGTGTTGGATGCTTATCAGGGAAAAGTACTGGATGGAAAGAAACTGAACATTGCAAATGTGATTAATAATCTGCTTACGACAGAGGCCGGGTATGCGCTTGATGCACGACAGGGGAAGAAGATTGAGGATCAGATTACTGAATTAAATGGCAAAAGAGTAAAGACGGCTGTATATGGAAACTCAGGGCCATACAACATTGCGTCAAATGGCAGTAGCTTCCAAGGCACAGATTTTGGTACCAAAGTACATGATGATATCGGATTAATGTATACCTATGATAATACAAACTATTTACATTATTTTACAGTTCCTGAAGATGGCGTCTATTTAATTCATGCACTTATAAACTTTGCTGATGGAATCAGTGGGCTTATGTCTCTCTATGGAAAGATAGAGCGAAATGGTAACGAACAATCTCGACAGCCAAAAACCATTAGAAGTTACGCTGGGGCAAATTATATCTTTTTGTGTCCTTTCAGTGCAGGGGATACATTACGTTTTACGGTATGTCAGAATTCAGGATCTACAATCAAAACCTCTGGTGGTTGCAGACTGAATATTGTTAAAATCTGACAGTTATTTTATTTCCATTGACCAATAGCCAGCCAGCTGCATTCTGTACCAGTTACCGCAGACATACTTGTAGTTCTCGCATATACATATGCTTTTGAGACGCTGTTGACATTCGTTGATATGAGAAAGGCTGGGAGTGTACTTCCAGGATATTTAGCTGTTGCAATCAATGTATATGATGTATTTGCAAATGTTTTTGGGAAATTGATTGTAGCAAATCCTTTTCCTCCAGATGCTTCACCTGGAAATGTAGCTGTTCCCAACTGAATAAGGAGACCGTTGCCGTATTTCATATAGTTGCTTCCAAAGTCAACTATAAATTTGCCATTTAATTAAGGATTCAACTAGAAAGGAAAACAAATGAACATACTTTTTTTAAATCAAGAAGAACCAGTGATGGGAACTGTAACAGTTCAAGATCTCCATCACGTGAAAATCGAGGGTGTATTGCAGAATCTGTCGGGATTTCATCTCGTGACAAATGATGGACAGGTTTATGGAAAATACGAAACATATACTACATTGTATAAAACTGTGGAAGACGGATACATTCTGTCAGATGATGGAAGTGTATATGTAGAGCCGGATCCAGAGACAGAACCGGAGCCATATGTTCCAACATTAGAAGAGATCCAGGAAGCGAAAGTAAATGAGATGAATGCAGCGCAGCAGGCTGTGATAGCGGAAGGTGTGGATGTGGTGCTTACAGATGGAAGTACGGAGCATTTCACATTAACGGAGAGAGATCAGACGAGCCTTGTAGGATTGCAGGGACAAGTGGCAGCAGGAGAGCAGAACATTCCGTGGCATACTTCAGATGAAGAGGAACATTGTAAGTTCTATAGCAATGCGGATATGGCTAAAATTACTGCAACGGCAATGGAATATGTAACATGGCACGTTACATATTTCAGAGATTTGAGAATCTATATCAGAGCATTGACAGAAATCGAAGAAGTAGAAAAGGTAACTTATGGAATGACTATTCCGGAAGAATATCAATCAGAGCCATTGAAAACAATGATTGCGGCTCAAAACGTATGAAATGGGTAAGACCGCTGATTCTATTTGGAATTGGCGGAACCATCTATGTATTAATTGAACTGATCGCCAGAGGTAGAAGCCACTGGACAATGTTCTTCGTGGGGGGATTAGCATTCTATTTGATTGGATGTATCAATGAGCATAAGAAAAAAGAGATTCTGATGCGGTGGCAGATGGCAGCAGGAGCAGGGATTATAACAGGTCTAGAACTGATTTCCGGGATCATAGTGAACATTATATTAGGATGGAATGTATGGGACTACAGTACTCTCCCAGGAAATCTGCTTGGACAGATTTGCCCACAGTTCACGGTGCTGTGGTTCTTTCTGTCAGCTGTGGCTGTCTATCTGGATGATTGGATAAGATACTTACTGTGGGGAGAAAAACGGCCAAAATATAAATTTTAGAAAGGAAGGATTGAAATGATGGATAAGATTATCACATTGCTGTCAAGCAATTCATTTGTAAAAATTTTGCTGATAGCGGTTGCCTTAGATACGATACTTGGCGTACTCAGGGCGATTAAAGAACACAAATTCAACAGCTGCGTAGGAATCGATGGAGCAATTCGGAAAGCGGGAATGCTCTTGTCGGTATGCTTCCTTATGGCAACGGATGTGATCATGCATATTAATGTATTAAGCATGGTACCTGAGGAGTATGTACAGCTTCTTGGTATTGACAAGATGGGAATCTGCGAATTTTTCAGTTTGTTATTTATTTTATATGAATTGGTCAGCATTTTGAAGAATATGACATTGTGCGGTCTTCCGGTTCCGACAAAGATTAAGAGATGGATCCAGAAGTTCCTGGATGATATGACAGAGGAGCTTCCGGAAGAAGCGGTACAGGAATTGCACCAGTGCAAGAAAGGAGAAGAATCATGACAGAACAGACAATTAAAGAAACAATTAAGAGTTTCGCTTACGGACTTTCAGCAAAAGAAATCTCCGACAACGAAGGAACATCACTTGAAGTTATGGAGAAGTTTGCAGAGGAACACGCTGCGGAGATTGAGCAGAAGAAAGCAGAGCTGAAAGAAGGTGGCTGGTATGAGTAAGTTAATCATTGATGTTAGCTATCATAATGGAGTGATAAATTGGGAAAAAGTAAAAGCATCCGGTTGTGCAGGAGCTATTCTTAGATGCGGATATGGAGATGATATCACATCACAGGACGATAAGCAGTGGATTCGTAACCTTTCAGAATGTGAAAGACTTGGTATTCCGGTAGGAGCATATCTGTACAGCTATGCCACTTCTGACAGACAGGCACAGAGCGAACTTGATCATATTCTTAGATTGATTAAAGGTCATACTTTCCAGTTACCAATCTTCCTTGATGTTGAAGAACCGGGAACACAGCACTATGCTCCTAGATGTTGTGAGATTGTCTGTGAAGGACTCAAGGCTAATGGTTATGTTCCTGGAATCTATGCTTCACTGAGCTGGTTCAATAACTATCTCGGAAATGTTCGTGGAAAGTATGTTGAGTGGATGGCAAGATACAAGAATCTTCCGGAAGATACATACAAAGACCAGTATGCTATTTGGCAGTATTCCTCCGACGGTCATGTAGATGGAGTTAACGGAAGAGTTGATGTCAACTATTGCTACATGGAATTTGGCGAAAGCGCTGCACCAGTAACACCGTCAGCACCTTCTAAGCCAGCAGAGAAGAAAGACTTAGGACAGGTCGATATTACATATCAGGCTTTCACGGATAGATGGTGGCCACCAGTAACCAATAAAGCTGATTGGGCTGGAAAAGGTGATAATGTATCGATCAAGTGGCTTGCAATCAAGGTAAGCAAAGGAAGCATTCGCTGTCGAGTATACACAAGAAAGAATGGTTGGTTGCCATATCTTACATTCGGCAACAGCTATGACTTGAACGATAAGAAGAACGGAATCCTCGGAGATGGTTCGGAGATTCTTGCTATCGAGCTGTACTACATCACACCAGATGGATATAAGTACAAGATGGTCCACTACAGAGTTTCTGTACAGAACAATCCTAACTTCTACGCAGATCAGATCGATACACTGAAAGCAAGTGGCATGGACGGATTCGCTGGAGATAAGAAGAGATTCGTGGATAAGTTCCAATCGTGGATTGAGTAAAAAGATGCCCCAGAGCAATTCGCTTTGGGGCTTTAATATTGTATCATCTTTTTGCGCAGTATTTTGATAGAAGAAAATACGAGTTCCTTCATATTATTATGCGATTCATTTCCAAAAGAATTGGGATAAAGAACTTGCCCAT